ATTTTGCGGAATGGTTTGCCATACAGCACAAACGACAATGCGTCAAGCATCGTGCTTTTGCCAGCACCATTCTCACCAATAACCAATGTCGTCTTGTTTCTTAGAAAATCAATTTCGGTAAAAGCATTTCCTGTGCTTAGAATATTCTTGTACCGAATACATTTAAATGTAATCAAAAAATTACTCCAGAGTTAGAGCCTCAGCATATAGATTATGAAATAGTCCTTTGAGTTTCTTTCTACTCACAGCAGTCTCAATCTGATCGACATACCCTTCTAGCATCTCCATCGTTGACTTTGCTTCATCTATTATACCATCTTCATTGTCCATGTCAAGGTTTAAAACGTCTTCAATGATTTGTAAATTCTGCACACCTGCTTTTTCAATACGCTCAACGAATAGGTCAAACAGATATGGATTGCTTTTGTTCTTGACAATGAGTTTGATGTATGCGGCTTCAAAGATAGAGAAGTCGATATCATCAAGGTCTTCAATCTTCATGCTCGTGTCATCATAGTTGAACTTATGAAACATCTGTAGAGGGTTAGGCACAAACTCCAACTCTCGTGTCTCAGTATCGTATATATGAAAACCTTTCTGGTCTTCGAAGTCACTCCAGGTCATCTCATATGGGCAACCAAGATACGAAATGTTACCCTCTGTAGAACGATGATGAAAGTGACCAGAGAAAACTTGGTCGAACTTACGAAACTCCTCACGGTCAAATCCACCATCACAGAATGCGCCACGATGCATCTCAAAACCATTCAGTTCCAGATGCCCCATCATGACCTGACTTTTCGTATCTTTCACTGCACTCCAACTGTCATTCCAGTTATCAGCACAGATCCATGGTAGCATAAGAATATCAAGCCCGTCAATGTTAATCTCTGTGGGTTTGTCGATTAGATTAATCTCGTATTCACTTGTGCCATACAACTGGTCGATAGCGTTGATATCAAGTTTGTTACGAAAATAAATGTCGTGATTGCCGATGATGCACCAGAACTTCATACCACGATGGGCAATTGGTTTGATAAGGTCTTCATGCAACTGGTTAGACGATACGAAATTGATATACTTGCGACGATCAACAATATCCCCTAGATGGATGATATGGTCAATCCTATTTTTATCAATGTATGGGAAAAACACTTCATTCCAGAAGCGTGAAAAGAACTTAGCAAACACCTGATTATCATTACGAGCGCCGAAGTGTGTATCGGTGACAAGTGCTACCTTCATTTATTGAACCTCTTTTCTTCGAAATCTTTAATAAAGATGGATGCATTCTCAGATGCACCCTCACTGGTTTTAATCATTTCTCTATCCTCGCCGCTCATGGTGGATTCAAGGTTAAACATCTCGGTGGCTTTGTATTTTGTGTAGAGTGCTTTCTTCTCTTTCTCAATACGACGCAGATACGCATAGTAGATGATCTGAGTAAAATAAGCAAATGGATTCGTTGATTTATCGGGATTAAAATTATTCACATACATGATGCAATTTTCAATACCGTCGCCAATCATTTCTTCTTTGAATGGATAATTAATAAAATTTGGTTTGTTTGAAAGCTTATAGGCAATACGCATAATGCAGTCACCAACATAATTTGGGACACGAGGTGGTTGTTTTCCGTCTCGTTCTGCTGCTTCACGATTGTCACGATATCTTAGCATCTCTGCGTAGAACTTTTTATTGTCTACATAATGCTCTCTTTGATTCGGCTTTAGTTTCACATGTATCTCCTTATGAGGGAATATGACTTATAATATAATAACACTGTCCATATGTCAAGCGTAAAATAAATTAATTTTTTTGTTGACATAGGGTTGACAAAAGCGTATATTCAGTATGTAGCCTGTTAATGAATAGTACCTTTAATGTTACTAAGTAACTGTGTAATGGCATTAGCTGTTGATAGTGGTTTAGAATACTCGTAATCAGTATCCTTTTTAAACTCTTCAATATCCTTTGCAGTGTCAGCTAGATACCGTTCATAATACTCTTTGATGTCATCATCTACCATGCCGACTGTTAGAATATTATTTATGGAAAAGAAGAAATTCTTACTTCGAGACATTCCATTAAATAATACTGTAAAGAAGACCTCACTATCTTCAATACTGCACACAACTGGATTTTTAAGCAACATACCATATCCATTTGCATTAGTGATCCGACCAATAATCGACTGACCATTATTCAACATGACAATACGATAACGGTCATTCTGTAAGACTTCTTCTGGAAATTCTTCTGAGATATTCTCTTCATCAGCCATTTAACTCTCCAAATCTATTGTGTGAATCTTGTATTCAAACTTTTCTTGATTGTAGATTTTCACTCGTTCATATAAATGCTTTAGTGTATAGTTGATATGCTTCTTGTGCTGTAAGTTGTCGCCAATATCAAATAGTGTACATTGGTCTTTATTTTCACTAGTCCTCAACCCCCGACCAATAGATTGAAGATTTCTAATTTTACTTTTAGAAGGACTGGCAAATATAATATTGTGCAAAGCTCTAATGTTAATGCCAGTAGAAAAAGTACCATACGAGGCGATGATAATTGCATTCGTTTCTTTCTCTGTGATTTCTCTTACGGACTCTCTTGTCTCGCCATCAGTACCACCAAAGACAAAGAATATCTTACGGTCCTTGCTTACTTTATTATTTATAAGATCGTAAAGAACCCTCCCATGCTTCTCAACATACTGAAATAGAACCAGCGTATTGCCATTCAACGATAGAGTTAAATTTTGAATAAACTTATTACGCTTTTGATTACTGACAATGAAGTCCATCTCCTGTTGATACTTTAATTTGGAATTGTCTTTACAAGTCTGTTCTGAATATTTCAGTACCAGTATTCTAATTTTTAAATCTGCAAGTTGGTTACTCTCCATCAAGTCTTTTGTCTTGACTAATGATTTAACTGGACCAAACAAACCTTCAAGCACAAGTTGGTGTGTCTGCGAGCCGTCAAGTGTACCAGTGAATCCAAACCGATACTTAATATCCACCATCTTTTCTAAAATAGAGGTCAGTGACTTCGCTTTGAATAAATGTGCTTCATCGCCAATAACGACGCCAAACTGGTCGTAGAACGCTCTAGGCTGCTTGTACACGGACTGCCATGTAGTAATGACTATATTGCTATCAATTTTATTTTTCCATGATTTATCGGTGTCTCCAGTGATTTTCAACACCTCAAATGGACCTTGATTATAGTCCTCAAAGTCCTTTGCTAACTGATGCACCAATGAGATAGTTGGTACGATAATAAGTTTTTTATATGGATAGAAACGTGCCAACAGGTAAATCATCAACGACTTGCCGGAGCCAGTAGGAGACAATAGCAGACATCTGTTATTACGCACCGCATGGACGAACCCATTGATCTGATAGTCTCTTGGTGTGTGTTTTACCTTGATACTCTGTACGAATTGACCACACTCGAATACCGAGAACTCATTAGAGGTGTCTAATTTATCCTCAACCTCAACTGTGTAATCCATATTGGCAGCAAACTTTTTGACTTCACCAATTAGACCTTTGTATATTCTAAGCGTATTCAGATTGTAAAGACGGATCTTACCATCCCACATACGAGACTTGTATGCAGGCATGTACTTGTATCCAGGTACATAGAATGAGAAGTGCTCATACAGTTCCTGTGCCGTGCTACGTTCACAATCAACACGGACGAACACCTCATCGTGTGGTTTGATAATTATATCAGACAGCACCATTGCTGAATTTTCGCCATTCAATAGCGTTTCTGATGTTCCATTGTCTGCCATTAACTGCCTTCATTATTTCTTCAACCACATCAACAATCTCTTGCTGATATGACGTTCTAAGGTTCAATTCAATCATGTCGGAATCTGTATCGACGTAAGTATGTATCTCTGATTTCAGAACCGTTTTCAGACATGGTTCTCGTTTGATTTCTGCTAAGTCTTCGGGGTTGTTAAGTTCACCCCGATAGTATTCAGCGAGGGTCTTAGCAAGTTGTTGCTTTTTGATTGTAAGACGACGCAACTTCTGCCGCTCTTTTGTGAGGATGTTAAGCCACTTGGCATGAAGATTAGGTATCTTCAAGCTCTCAGAATCTAAATCAATATTATCCATCTTCACGTCTTCGGACCATAGGTCCATGATTTCATCAATATTCATTATTTTTTTCTATTCCTTTCACGCAGGTTTTCACGTTTCTCTTCATCTTCTTGTCGTTCTTGTTCATTTATTTTTTCTACCTTCATTCCGAAATACATACCTAACCCGTATGAAACTATAATCAATATTGCTGACCAAAGTATACTTGTAAGCATTTAATACTCCTAGACTGTTTCGATAGTATAATCCCTATATCTAAACGAGGCTGTTGCTTCTAAGTATTCAATATCAGTAGCAGCAGTGCTGAACTGAAGTTCTGAGATAGACTCTGGAAACATGCCTCTAAACTTTACACGAACATTAGGATTGTATTTACTACTCAAAATAACTAAAGTACCATCAGACAAATTGTTTTGATTGATACTAGCATTTTGAAATCTTCTATACTGTTCAGTTGATTCGGGTGACCCCAAACCTATTAACCAATTGTATAACTCTAGAAAATTTTTCATATCTTCATCCACTCTAAATGTAACATTAAAAGCACCGAATGTCAACTTTTCTCCTGGGAGTGGGTAGTCAATAAGAGGTGTAGGCACATTCACAGCACCACTCAAACTCACATTCGGTAGACTTGCCGTCTGCGAGAAATATGTGACTGTAGGCAATCTGTCCAGAACTAATCTGAAACCAGTTTGACCTAGCATATTTTTATTTGATGGATCTGCCATACCTACCTCCTAACATTCTATTTATACAAAAAAAGAGGGGAGCAAATGCCCCCCTCCAGTTTCTTGTTGGGTTGTCCCCAATCTTATGATTACATAAGGTTGCTGACACCGACCAAGCGATAGTAGATGTTCTTCTTAGCGAAGGCAATAGCACCATCTGCATTTGATGTAGCAAATGGATTAGCAACCATACCATAACGAGTCTTAAACCCGATTTTTGGCTGGAAGGTGTTCTCGCCAACCGCACGAACCATTTGTAGTGGAACGTATGGGCAGTAGAAGATACCA